TTTATTTGGAATTATCATTATGAATAAAAATCCAGTAGATGTAATTCAAAGGAACTGCTAACCAAAGAAGAATCAGTAATACATCCATCATTTCTTCTCCCTCTCAAGTGCGTTCTTATAAGCAATAATTACTTTATGTCTTAACTCTGCACTATCAGCAGAACCCGCCCATTCTGATAAATTATTCCAAATTACAACCATGTCGGTACTTTTGCATAAGTACTGATGATTTGTAAGCCAAGCAGACATTTGCTGATGACGTTCTGAAGGGTTATGAATTGTGTAAGCTATCCCATAAAACTCACGAACACTACATAGGTCTTTGCCTGTAGATTGAAGCGCTAAAGTTAAAACAAGTGCTACTAGCCATCTCACGGGTACGCCCAGATGATGATGTAACTACAAAAGACAACAAAGCAAGTAACACAGACTGCCGCAACAAATGCTTCGGCAAAGTCTCTCATTACTCTTCAGTCATTGGCTGAACAGCACCACGGGCAGCGCCAGTAGTAATATCTTGAATTGCATCACGACCCCAATCAATGCCAAACTTCTTACCAATCCTGATAGCCTCTTGAATCTTATCTTGGTCAAAAGTGCCATTCTTTTGCTGAAGTGCTGAGAACACTTTTACTGCATCAGTAGGGTTTAGCAATAAGGTCTTGAGCTTTTCCTCTGTTGCCGCAGATGCCTTGTTTGCCCAGAACTTACTCATCAATGAGCTAATGGCATAGAAAGGCCCAGAAACAGGATTTGTAAAGCGTGAGATAACTTGCTCTGGAGGAATGCCAACAGCACTCTCAAATGGTGTTTTAGGTACTGTTTCGACCTTAAACGGCACATTGGTTAAATCTCTGTTAAGTCTGCCAGAAACCAAAGCAAAGTCTTGAATCTTCTGAGCGTATGTTGGCCCAAACACTCTGTTAAAAACAGCCGCTTTTGCTCTGTCATTTAAAGTTGCAACTGGATCACCCGCACGAACAATGTCATCCAACATGAAAGAACGAGCCGCATTTACTGCATCTTTGTTCGCTCCATACTGTTGCATGAACTTGTTTGTAAAGTTCACATCACCATACATTCTAGAAACCAACTCTTGTGGACTCTTAAAACCACCAGAACTTACGATTTGGTCACCAGCAACCTTTTTAAAGGCGGCATCCAAACGATTTCTTTCTGCTATTAGGGCAGTAACATTGTTTGAAGCAGTACGAAGCTCATCCTCTAAGCCTGGCACTAAAGACATACCGCCTTGATTCTTAGCTAACCATTTATTAGCCGCTTTGGGGTCTATAACATCGTTCTTGAGAGCCGCACGACTAAAACTGTCGTAGAAGGCATCTCTCGCCACACGAATACCATCTTCGCCTGTAGCCTTGATAAAGTCATCAACATTAGACTTGTTACCAATGATGGCAGGAGCAATTTGCTCAACAAACTTCTTGCGGTCAACAGCTTTCAATGTCTCAGAGTTGAATGGCAGACCAACTTTTTGGAAGTAAGAAGCATCAGCATTGCGATAAGCCTGAACAAAATCAGGATCAAGGTTATCAATGTGTCCACCAACACGGGCTTTTAACTCGGAGAGCAATCGAATATCAGCGGGTTCGCTTGTTTTACGCAATTGCTTATTGATTTCTCGCTTGAGAGAGTCCAAATCTTCTACTGTAGCGGCAGAAAACTTGATTCCACCTTCAGTCATTGGCTTGCCTTCTGCGGTCAGAATAGGGCTTGGTGCTACTTCTGTAGGACGAAACTTTGCACGAACACGATTGTAGATAGATGGAAAAGTCTTAAAGATATCAGATGCTTGCTCACCCGCAACAAAGTTGAAGATGTCGTCAACAGAACCAGCAGGTAATTCAACCTTTTTCTGTTTGGCAATGTCAAAAGCCTCTGTATAAAGTGGCTTAACCAATTGATAAGCGGCATCTTCTTTGGCAGCAACAAGTGTAGAAACACGTTGACCAAACACATTGGGGTCAAGAGTTGCATCTTTGTAAGTATCTGCAATCTGCTCATCAATGGTGCGAGTCCTACGGGCTTGTGGTTTAGCCAAGTCAAGCGGAGAGATGTTTACTTTAACTTTAGATGGGTCACCAAACAAACGAACCTGACTAGCAGCCAAAGCCTGTTTTGCTTGCTCAAACTGATTACCATACTGCGCTCTAAAAACAGGGTCTTTAGCCGACAAACTTTGAATCAGCTGGTTGACAACAGGATTGTCTGCCAACAAAGAACTTACAGGCATCTGTATTGGCGCACCACCAGGTGTCTTCAATGAAAGATTTTGTTGTGCTTTGGCGGCTTTAGTGATCGTATCCATGATTGTTGGATCAGCAGAACCTGCGGCAATAAAGATATTGCTAATACGATTGTCTACATCTCTAAGTAATTCATCTTCAGGAACAGTTCCACGAACTTTATTCCATTGAGAAGCGGCAGCATCAAATGCTTTTCCAGCCAAAGGAACTGTTTTTAATGTTGTTCCTAAAGCGTAAGAACCACCGCCACCACCTGCAATACTGCCAACAATCCGACCTGTAGTGGGAGCGCCCATCTTTTCGCCAATATACTCACCCGCTTGACCACCCGCTTCAGCAGTAGAACCAATAACTTGTTGTTCAGCAGGACGCATTAGTGTTTGACCAAACAAACCCATGCGCCTTGTAGCGGCTAATGCTGGAAATAGATAACTATATGGGGAGGTAACTGCTTCTGTACCTTCGGCTGCAATCTTCTGCATACCACCTTGAGGCTCTGCACCAGTAGTCCCTAAAGTCTCCATGACACTCTTGTAAACAGGTTGACGACCTGCTTGAAATGTCTCAACAACTCCACCAGTAGTAGGTGCTGGAGCAACAGTACCGCCAGAAGCCCTCATACCCTCAGTTAATGGGTTAATGCGATAACGCTCTAAAGCAGAAAATAGTAAATTAGCAAGACCTGAAGTAGTCCCTGCAAAACTCGCAACACCTTTTCGTGCGGCTTCAGCCATTACAGCACCCGTAGAAGGTGTTGGTTTTCCAGATAACTCCTCTAGTTCAGCATCTGTTAAAGGTGTATCGCTTTGATACCGCTTACCATCAATTTCGTAAACCGCCATGATGTATCCTTATTCTTCAACAACAGTAACAACTTTACCGCTTTTTAATGTTCTAGTATTGGTTTTCTTTTCTGCACCACCAGTAACTGAAAACTCTGGAAAATCAAGAGCTTGGTCAACACGAGCCTTTTCGTAGCCAGGATTACTGTAAGCAATCTTGCGTTGGGCTTCAATTTCAGTCTTAGCTTTATTTGTAGAAACTTTCTTAATGGCTAAAAGTGTTTTCTTGATTTTTTCTTGTGTGTCAAGAGTTGGAGTAGAAGTAAACAATCTAGCTACATAATCAGCAGTTCCACCAAGCAATGAAGGATCAGCACCAGCCGCTAACAACTCTTTCTGACTTAAATCTCCAGAACCAGAAATAGCCCTAGCAAATTGTGTTTGTGCTGCCCTAAAAGATGCAAAGTTGTTTGTATCAATAGAGTCTTGGATATTTTCTAAAGCATTGTCAGCAGCGGTTACTGCTTTAAGTTGAGGATCGATTGTTCGTTGAACACTTGCCCTAAATGCTGGAATATCTGCCAATGCTTTATCGCCAGGCAATACATTGGTAATCGTAGTGCCTTTTGCTTCGCCTTTGGCTTTGATAATTGCTTGAACTTGAGCTAACTGCGGAGAACCAGGTGGCAAAGTTGCCGCATATTCTTGAAGTTTTTGAATATCAGTTTTTGTATCTGCCTTTTCGCCTTTAGTTGTCAATCGTCTTAATTCTGCTAAACGAGTAGTCAATAAATTCTTAGCACGAGTACGCTCTGGGTCTGCGGGTAAATCCTCAACTCGTGATAATGCGTCTTCTAAAGTAGCAATTTCATTTGCAATCTGAATATCGTTAGGAGTAGCTTGTTGACGTTCACGAGCTGCTTGTGCCTCAGAAGCCAATGCAGCCGCTTGTCTCTGTTTTGTTTGGGCAACATCACTCTGCGCTTGACGAGCATATTGAGCTAAAGCCATAGCACCTTGTTGGTCGCCAGCTTGTGCCAACATCTGAGCGCCTTTTAGGATTGACTCAGGATCAGTCTGGTCTATCTGTTGAGTAATAGCGTTACGAGCGCTAATCATCTTCAATTGAGGGTCTTCTGCACCTAATGCTCCACCAATAGCATTACCAAGACCTCTAGCACCCGCATACGTCATTGCCGCACCACGAGCCGCAGGGTCTAGTTGAGCTAGTGCAATACCTTCGCTTAAGGCGCTTCTACGCTGTTGCTCACCATACATTTGTGGGTTTAGTCCAAACAAACCCGCTACGATATTTTCAGCCATGATAAATCCTTACAAGAATAATCCGAGGTCTTGGTTGCCATAAGCTAAACCAGAACCAAAACCTGAAGAACCTACTCCAGTTTGACTAAATGCTGATTGAAGTCCACCACCAAGCAATCCACCTAGCCCTTGACCCAATGTAGATGAAGAGCCTAAACCACTCAATACTGTTGCATAAGGATTAGTTGTAGCGGCTTGACCTGTAGCCAAGGCAGTACTTAGTTGAGCGCCACGCAAACCTAATTGACCCATATTTGCACCCGCTTGAGCAGATTGTTGAGCAAGAGAAGCACCCATTGTTAAAGGCTGTTGTGCCAATTGCTCTAGGTTAGTAAATTGACCCAAGGCAGTTGTGTAAGGAGCATAAGCCGCTTGTTGACCTGCGTAATACTGACCCATAGTTTGTGCGCCAGTACCTAACAGACCCGCACCAAATGCAACCTGTTGTTGACCTGCTTGTTGAGCCTGTGCCGCCAATTGAGCCTCTTGAGTAGCACGAGCGTTATACAAAGCCTGTAGTTCAGGAGTTGTATCACCCAAAGTACCACCTTGAGCAACCGCTAAACCACCACGACCTTGTTGTTGCAATTTGTTTTGCAGATTAGCTAACTCCAACTCACGACCTGGTTGTAACAAAGCCATCTGTTGATTGAGATAGTTCTGTGCAACGGCTTCAGGAGATTCAGCCAAGTATTGATTACCAAGTCCAAATAACCTTTGTGCGCCTGTTTGTAAAGGTGCAAATTGACCCTGAGCCGCTTCTGCTTGAGCCAAACCTTGATTACCCAAAGCAACCAAACGATTCTGAGCTTCCAAAACACCTGGGCTTGCGGTATATCCTGCGCTTGTCAGTTGACCTGTTACTGGATCGACTGTGAACTGTGAAGTACCAAAGCGAGTAGTCATTCCTACTGGTCTAAACTGAGCCGCAGTTTTAGCCGCAGCAGTCTCGGCCTCAATCATTGCTTGCGCTTTTTGAGCCGCTTCACGAGATGTTTGTTGTTGGAGAAGGCCGCCAACAGTAGTTGCACCGCCAGATAACAAAGAACCTATTTGTGTTGCAGTTAAGCCAGCTTTTGTCAGATCAGCAATCTGTGAAGCAGTAAGTGCTGTTGCTCCTAGACCTGCCGCAGTAGTCAATGCACCCGCACCAACACCAGTTGTCAGCCCACCAAGAGTAGAACCAAGAGTACCACCCAAAAGTGTATTAGCACCAGTTAATCCACCAGCAGTAGTTAATCCTGTTACGCCACCTGCGCCTGTTGTTAAACCAGTAACACCACCCGCACCAGTTAATAAACCAGTACCAGTTCCTGCTCCAAGAGTCGCACCTTCTCCAATACCCGCTAAAGCCGCACCGCCAAACAAAGCACCAGCAGTTGCCGCAAACTTCAGAAAGTCTTGAGTGGCATTGACCTTCATTTGCGTACCAGTACGCTCTAAAGTGCCATCTGCCGCATATTGGGTATATCCACCACCAACTTTGTTATCGCTTGCTCGATATGTGTATACATTCTCAAGACCGCCAATTTGTTGATCTTGACCATCACCAATAACTCTGTATTTAGGTTGAATAATGGTGTCGCCAAGTTGGACAGTTTCACCATTTGGAACACTTTTAGCCACACGAGCAATTACTTCACCCTCAGAAATACCCAATCCATCAGCTAAGTTCTTTGGAGAAACATTAGCGATCTTCATAGCCGCAACAATTTGTTGGTCAGTTACGTTAGGTATTGCAGTTAGACTTTCAAGAAAGCCAGCAGGCAATGCGCTTGGATTTGCTTTTGTTGCAGAAGTCATAGCCTTTCCTTGATCTGCGCTTGTTTGCCCCTGTGCCTTCAGAGCATTCTGTCTGTCAATCTCCTCAAGACGAGCTTTTTCTATAGACCATAATCTGTCAGCTTCAGCCTTTTGTGCAGGAGTTGCAGTTGCATTAAATGCTTGTGAAGTAGAGTCATTTCCACCCCTAGCTCTTAACTCACCTAAGTAAGTTAATGCTGTTGGATTGGTAGCGTCATAACCCGCAACATTGGGAGACAAGGCAACATAGTTTCCACCTTCATCTTGCACATATTGACCTGGCCTTGTTATGTCAACTTTAGCCATATTCTGAGCAGAATAAGGATTAGCCGCATTAGCCGCATCTACTTGAGCCTGAGTGTCAGGTTGTCCCGATACTTTACGAGCAATGTAGTCTTGAGCATTCCAAGAGCCATCTGGATTGATACCAGGAGGCAACCCCAATGATGCGTTAATTTGTGATTGTGTCGCCATGATTTATCCTCTGTGATGACATTTTATTCTTAAATGATAGTTTTGGTATATACATTTTAAGGAGTAGAAAGCTCAACCCAATCAGGGTTATTAGGCCATGTAATAGTCACTCGTGCATCAGAAACAGTTGTAGGAAAATCACGCAAAGCCTGACGATATGTTGCCCATTCTGTTTTCTTAGGAATGGTGCAATCAGGAATCTGAGTCCAATCACAAGCAAGCAACAAAGCATTGCGTGTGGCTCTTAGTTGAGACATTGCAGAGTCCTTGGCTGCTTGGATTTCTTCAGCACTCATTTCAGCCACAGCCACAGTGTAGACCCACCCGCCTTCTAATACTGGCGTTGCAGTAATTAGCTTTTGAGTAAGGCGGTTATGTTCTCTGAACAAGTTAACCCTGACATAGCTTTTTTCAACCAATTGTTCATCAGTTGGAATTGATCTGCCAAACACATCTCTGTAGTCAACTACATTGATGACTTGTCCATTTTCTACTTGTGCAATAAACATAATGTTTCCTTAATATGGGCCTGTATCTGAGAGTGCCGCAGTTGGCGGTGTAAAGTTTGCTGTGTATCGGGCATAACCTTTGGTAATGCGAACATCGTCTAAATAGCCGTTCAAAGGACGAAATCCCCCTGAGCCATTTACGCCTAGATATGCGTTTGTTCCAGTTCCACTTCTAGTTCCACTTAACGTACCTGTAGCACCTGAAGTAGTAGAACCATCCACAAACAAATATGCGTTACTTCCACTTACCACGCCCGCAATGTGATACCAAGTGTTAGCAGATGGAGAAATGCTTGATGTAATGCTAATATTATTTGTTCCCGCATCATTACGAACTACAAACTTAAATTTGTTTGCACCACTATCAAGAGACAAAAATACATTTGAGTCAGATGCGCCATCTACTTGAACAAAATGTTGGTCACCAGTTGCAACATTCAAATACACCCAACATTCAATTGTCAAGTCACCACTTCCAATTGGAACTGTTTTGCCTGTTAAATAATCCCCTGCCCCATCAAACGCCAAAGACCCTGTTCCATACTTCTTAACACTTGTAGAAATCTGTGCGTTACCCACAGTTTGTAAGTCGTTAATCATGGCATTGTCAAAGATTGCGCCATTGGTAAAGTTGGTTAATAGTTGAGTGTTTGTAATTGCAGTCAATGGGGCAGTAGGCGGTGTAAATGCAGATGTGTAAACAGCAGTTCCGTTGTTTATTCTCAAATCGCACATATAGCCATTAAAATCAGCAACATTACCTTTACCAATGTACCAGTCTGTTGCACCTAATGAATATACAGTTGGGTCAGCATTCGTTGCTTTTAATACTCCATC